AGTTTCAGAGTAAAGACTTCAAGGTTATTACTCGCGGGAATTATGCTTTATATGGATTTATCGAAGTGATAGCAGAGGAAACAAAACTGCCATTGCTGGAGGTGACAGAATGACACCGTTATTAATTGCCGTTGGCAAATACACCAGAGATTTATTACCACACCCAGAGAGCTTGATAAAGTTTGGCAGGGAAAATTTTGACGTTGTGCAGTTTGATGAAGATTTCATTCTAATTGACACGCTGGATACAATTACGCCCGTTGCGTTTAGTGAATCGTTTGATGAAACGGCTGAACGAATGACATACCAGAGTTACACCAAGCGATCTATCACGATGGATTTTTACGGCTTAAACGCTCAGAGTTTAGCTACGAAATTCAGAATGCTGAACAGATCCCAGTTATCGCGTGATTTGCAAAAACAATATGGCGTTAGTATATTTGGTGCAACACGCCTTGTTGATGTTAAACAGTTGACAGGCAAGCAATATACCAACCGAGTTCAAGTCGAATTTTTAGTTCACTATAACGAAGTGGTTAATGTTGATACGTTGCGTATTGACACCGAGCAATTGGAATTTTTAATAAACTAGGAGATTAGCATGGCAAGTGCAAATATCAGTAATGTAATTAATGTTGCCTTGATCCCAGAGGGACAATTAGCCACACGCGATAACATGAATTTAATTTGTGTTGTAACAAGTGAGCAAGGCGTTTTATCAAGTGCAGAGCGTTTCAGAACGTATAAAGACGCGCAAGCTGTTGCGGCTGATTTTGGATCAGCTTCCGAAGTGACAGAGTATGCTAACACCGTATTCAGTACACGTCCTAACGCAATCAATTTTGGCGGGTCGTTAATTGTTGGTTATCACCGTGGAGCGAGTGAGTCAGTTGCGGCTACAGCGGGTAAGCTAACAAGCACACAGTTATCAGAGACAGCCGTTATCCCAGTTTTGCAGGGTATTGAAGACGGTAGTTTTGTTGTGGATGTTGACGGTACTGCACAGACAATCACAGGCTTAGATTTACGGATCATTACCGAGCTTAGCGATTTAGCTGTATTGCTTAATACTGAAATCACAGATGCAACCGTTGAATTTGTAAACGGTCGTTTCATTATCACCAGTGACAGCACAGGCGCTTCAAGTGAGATTGGTTTTTTTGAACCACACACCAGCGGGACATTTATCGGTAACATTTTGACTTTAGCCGATGGATCAGGTGCAAGCAAGGTTGATGGTGAAGACGCTGAAACTTTAGCCGCTGAAACAAAGGTCGAGGGTTTAACCGCTATTAAGGCTGGAATCAATTTCAAGGGCGCTTGCTTTATTGATTTGGTTTTAGATGGTGAAGTTGAGGGCATCGCTACTTGGGCAGGTGCGAATTCAACTCTTGTTTATAACGTGTTTAGTGGATCGGATTATTTAGAAGTAGATCCAAACAACCCTGTTTGGGCGACACGCCTTTCAAGTCTTGTTAATTTCCGTATGTTGTTTAGTGCCAGTGGAAACCGTAAACTAGCGGCTACCTACATGGCGCGTGTTCATACTGTAAACTTCAATGCCGAAAACAGCGCAATCACAATGAATCTTAAGACTCTAGCAGTGCCAGCGGAAAGCTATTCGCAAACTGTTATTGATGCGGCTTCGCGTGTTGGTTTAGATCTTTACACCACTATCAAGGACGTGCCAGTCGTTTTGACCAGCCCTGCTAATGATTTCGTGGACAATGTTTATAACCTAGTTGCTTTCGTGGATGCGGTTCAGACTGATATGTTTAACCTACTCAAGCAGACTGGCACGAAAATCCCACAAACTACTCGTGGAGTTAATCAACTTGTTTCGCAAGGTGAAAAGACCACCCGTGGATTTGTTCGAGCTGGTGTATTCGCGCCTGGCACTTGGTCAAGTCCAGATACGTTTGGAGACGTTGAGTTGTTCAACCGCTCAATCGAGCAGAATGGGTTTTATTGGTTAGCGGGTGAGTTATCAGAGCAACCACAATCAGACAGACAGGAACGCAAATCACCAGTTTTACAGTGCGCTGTTAAGAACGCTGGCGCGATCCATAAAGTTGATGTAATTATCAATTTCAACATTTAAGGGGTAAGACATGAGCGAGATTTTATTACAAGCAGATAGCACCACACTTGTTTTGAATGGTCAGGTTATTGAAGACTTTGCAGAGGGCGATTATATCGAGATCAACCCTGTAAACGAATTGACCAGCCACACCAATTCATCAAATGGTGGCGTGACTATTATCAAGCGCTTAGATGCAGGCGTAACGGACGTTGTAGTTCGAGTACAAAAGCATAGTACAAGCGATGTATTTTTAAACGGTATCCGAAACCAAGAAGCACCTGTTGTTATCGAGGGATCGGCTCAAGAAGTTTACGTGCGTAACGGATCTGAATTTGTTGAGGCGTGGAGTTTGGAGCGTGGCAGTATGACTGTTCAACCAAGCAACACCAAAAACAACCAAGACGGAAACGCGCTTCAAGAGTACACAATCCGTTTTAGAAGTGCGGTTCGTACAATTTAACCGATAGCGGGGTGAGAGCCGCTTGCAGTGTAAAATGGTTAGCGTATTGGGGAAAAGGTTCACTGCACCTCTCTCACTTTCCTTAGTACGCTATCTAGTTTAGGAGAGGTTATGAGTCAGCAAGAACAAATGCAAGATTGGTTATCAGCGGTAAAAGAAATTTACGATGATGGCTTTGCAGAAATTAATGGGCGTGAATATCATTTCACACAAATGAATCACACGATCAGAAAGCAGGTTTATGCTTATTTCACACACGTCAAAGACATGATTGCTAACGGTGATTTTTTCTTTATGACTACACCCGATTTTGAGCGTATTGAGAAGCTTATGTGGGGTCGAATTACATTTAACGGATCAACCATTTCAAAACGTGAAAACCATTGGGACGAATATCCAGAGGATTATCAAGCGTTGATTATGTCGGCAATGAGTGTTATCAGTTACCCTTTTTTGCGAGGGGCGGTTACAAGCTCAGCATCCCAAAAAGAAGCCCCAGCGAAAACTACATTAAAGAAACCAATGTAGATGATGAGATGTTGACATACCTTGCGCTGGTTAAGGCGGGGTATGGGACGTTAAAAGAGATAAGAGAGTTAGACACGCCAGAGCTACTTGATATAATTGAGTATGAACAAATCACAGCCGATATAATGGCTTGGGAAACTAGGAAGCGATAATGGCAACAGTAAATGAATTAGTAACGAAATTTAGCTTTGTAGGCAATTTACAGCCACTGGACAAGTTTAATGCAAACTTAGGACAGAGCGTAAAGATCCTTGCTGGTTTTAGTGTTGCCATTGCTGGTGCTGGTGTAGGATTGCGAGCTTGGGTTAATAATATCACGGCTGGTTTAGATCCTATGATACAGTTGGGTCGTGAAACAAATGTTGCGATAGAAAACATCCAGGCTTTAGGGTTTGCCGCTTCCGTTTCAGGATCAAGCGCTACAGCTTTAGAAAAGACAATATCCAGTTTAACAAAACGGATTGGCGATTCAGCAAGGGGCATGGGCGCTTCCAGTCAAGCTTTTGCAAGACTGGGAATTAATGTTAGAGATGTAGATGGAAGTTTACGCAGTGCCGATGATGTTTTGCGTGATGTTGGTCGATCCGTCAGAGCGTTGAATATTCCACTAGCAGAGCAGAGATCCCTTTTGGCTCAAATGGGTATTGATCAGTCGCTAATCCAAATGCTCAATCAAACCGATGAAGAGATGAACGGTTTAATCGCTAGAGCGCAAAGACTAGGCGTAATAACTCAAGAGCAAGCAGACGCAACAGCTTCGTATAACGATAGTTTAACGACTATGAGGTATGGCTTACGAGCTGTTCAGGCTCAAATGGCAGTAGGGTTAGCACCAGAGCTTAGAAAGCTGTCAGAGGGTTTTATAACGCTTTTAGAGAATAATAACGAATTCATTTCAAAAGGCTTACAAAAGACAGGCGAAGTTTTAATTGAGCTTGGACGCGCCATA